ACATTTCATCTTTTAAAAATTACATATTATCACATGTATTAACACCAAATATAAACTTAAAAAAACTCCAATCTTTACTATGATCTTTACGTTGTTTTTTATAGTATTCTGATACACCATATATACCGTTTATCAGCATTGTAACATAACCAATAGACATACCATTATGAAGAAAGTATAATTCTGTGGTATTCCCATTCATTGTGATTTGATTTAAGTATTCGTTTGAAATAAAGAAATGATTTACATCTGATTCATTTAATGATTTATCTTCCAATTCTATTTTGTAAAAAAGAAAGGTTATAAAAAGGACCAGTAGTAAAACGAAGAATATACACTGTGTTATTGGTGTTAATTTACTTGATAACAAAAAGATAAAATAAATAATCAAAGAATTTTTAAACGAGCTATAAATGTAGTCGTATTTTTCTGATTTCAAATCTATAGGTCTTGTATTTTTATTGCCATTATTACTTAATACTAAAGAAGAAGGAGTGTACCAGTTCAAAATAAAAGTAAACAAAAATATAGAAACAAAAAGTAAAACGTGCTGAATATAAATATCATTTACTATTTTTTGAACTTTACAATTTAATAATTTCCCCGAATCGCCTGTGAGAATAACTACATATAAAAAAAAAATACCCAAAAGTGCATGATTTGAAGTATCTAACATAGTATATAAATTATCGAAAGAAATTATTCAATATCATTCATATAATTAAATAACAAATTATCAGCATTATGGTTTTCAATTTCACCACATACTAAATTGGCTGTCTCATACATTTTTACAATAATATCATTGGGTGCACTTGTGCCGACACGTATAAACCCTTTTTTAATTAGAAACCGTTTCATTTCTGCAATTGGATGCATTTTTATAGTTTGCGTTTTATCCATAATGTTATTACGAATGGTTTTATTAGAAATCAATACGGAAACTTTCGATATAATCGATGATTTACCTACTTTATATGTTCTCCTGACGGTTTTGCGTTGTTTTTTGCATTTTAATGTAGGTTGTTCTAAAGTTGTTTTCATTTTCATCATAGCAGATATTTCGCGTTTATTGTCGTTTATTCCTAAAGAATGACTTTTTTGAGTAGATTGTTTCCAATCACGAAAGGTGGGTAAACTTCCATTTTTTAAACACCCCCAAGAGGGCGTTGATGCGTTTAATATACTAGGTTTTGCTATAGACATTGTATTTGTGTCCAAATTATCAGTATTTATATCAATAGGTGTTAATATAGACGATAATGGGGCAATGCTAGTATTATTGCGATTTTTACTAGTAAAATTATGTTTATTATCATTGGTGGCGGTTACATCTTTTAAAAATTTTAATGATTCATCAAAATCACTATTAAATGGTTCATCGAAAGATGTAATTTTTGGTTTCGGAGTTTCACCTTCTATCAATTTTTTATAATTATCGTCTTGTTTTTGTCGTAAAAACCTAAGTATATGTTGTTTTCTAACTTGTTTTGTTTTTTCTTTATGAGGTTTTATTTTGATATCTTGTTGTTTTTCTTTCGGATTGTTTTTTCTTGATTTACGTTTTGTAGATGAAAACGAAAATATATCAGGATTAATCGAAATCGTTTTATTCATCTTTAATTACAATAAACGAAGAAGTAAAATATTTTTTTTATACATAGAGACCCATTAATTGAGGATTTATTTTTTCAATTGGTGTTGAATTTTTATTAAATTTCGCATATCCACAATCTAAATCCTCAATTGTGATACGTTTTCTAAATTCATTCGATTTCCCGAATATTCGGCGACTATGGCTCATTTTAGTATATGAGAACAATTGTTCTATATCTCTACCATAATGTTTAAAGCTATCCTGCTTTGTTTTAAACCAAATCGATAATTCTTCATATAAAATGTCTAAAATCCAATTACTATCTTTGACTTTTTTGTTAAAAATGGCGATTAATTCAATATAAGTGTATTTGTCTAAATAAAATCTCCAAATAAATCTAGATTCCAATCCCGGATTTGATTTAAAAAATACATTTTCTATTTCATTTTTATAACCTGCTATAATAACCATTAATTCGCCTTTATGTTTACTTAACGCTTCACATAGAGTATCTATACATTCACGTGTATAGCTATCTCCGTCATAATTACTAGCCAATGAATATGCTTCATCGATAAATAAACAACCGCCCAATGATTCTTCGATTACCTTGCTTGTTTTAATTGCGGTTTGTCCCAAATATCCCGCTACAAGATCACTACGATTAACCTTTTTAAATATATTTTTTTTTAGTATCCCCAATTTAGAGTACATTGTTCCCAATATAGTAGCAATTTCGGTTTTTCCTGTTCCAGGCGGTCCGCATAAAACAGTGTGCATGAAATCAGAATCGCTATCAAGATGTAAATTTTGAATAAAATACAATAATTGATTTAAAATCTGTTTTTTAAAATCCTCTAGACCAATCATGTTATTCATTTTTACGAGTTCTTCTTTAATATTTACCAATGCCTTTAAATCGATATTATATTCGGTTTCTTCATCGTATGTATAATCGTTAATAATGCAGATTAAATCAGATAAACTATCAATGGAAACATTAATATCAATCTTTTTACTTTTTTCAACTGGACTATTATTATGCAGATAATTATTAACAATTTCGTGTGTATCATCATCGTTCACCGCACCGTTGTTTGTGATATAATTAGCGGAAGATATATGTCCATAAATACCAGTAGTTATAGCGGAAGGTTCAATAATTGGTTGATTATATAAATTCAGGTTACTATAATTACAGTGTTGGTGATAATAGTCGCACATTTTTATAAAATTATGATAGTCTTGATATTGAACATCCCGTATTTTTTGATACGAATCAATAATATCTAAAAACTTGGTTGAATTCATTATATTACATTATAATATTCCTTTTAATTGAGTTTGACGCTATATTTAACAAATAACATTGTTATAAAAATAACATAAAAAATTGATTGTAGTAATAAGGTAATATTAAAGAGTAAAAAAATAATGTCTACAGAAATCAAACTAGATTCCGGTGTTCACGCTGCGAATATGGTTCCTATATCAAAAGGCAAATCGGTTCGCATTAAACGAGCAAAAAAGAATATTACTACCAATATCATAAAAGATATGTTTGAAAAATCCGATGTATCAAATAAAACGGTTACAAATAAGGTTGAGGATGGTGTATTATCTGAATTGAATGATTATATAGAGGAGCCATTTGAAATTATTCAATCATATTTTAAAGGACAGCATCTAGAACGTCTTGTGCGTCATCAGATTGAATCGTATAATCATTTTATAAATTATCAGATTTTCAGAACGATCCAAATGTTTAATAATGTACGTATACGATCAGAAAACGATTATGTAGCGGAAAAGGATATGTATCTATTAGAGATTGATATTTCATTCGACAATTTTAAACTATATCCCCCACAGATCCATGAAAATAATGGTGCTACAAAGGTAATGTTACCGGATGAGGCAAAACTTCGAAACTTTACTTATGCGTCAACAATGGCGATCGATTTGCATATTAAATACACTGTTCGTAATTCAGAAACAATGGATAATCCCAAAGTAATAACAAAAGTGTTACCTAAAATTAATATTGGTAAAATGCCTATTATGTTAAAGTCTTCGATTTGTGTGTTAAGCCAAAATGATCATATACAACCTGCATTAACTGGTGAATGTGAAATGGATTGTGGAGGATACTTTGTTGTTAAGGGATCTGAAAAAACAGTATTAGGACAAGAACGTGCAGCAGAAAACAGAGTTTCTTGTTTTGATGGTAAAAACACTACAAAGTGGACGTGGTATGCTGAGATAAAATCGGTGCCGGATTATAAATGCATTTCGCCAAAACAGATTGAAATGATGATTTCAAGTAAAAACAACGGATTTGGTTATGGGATTTTCATTCAAATTCCACGCATCAAACAGCCTATCGAATTGTTCATATTATTTCGCGCACTAGGAGTTTTGAGTGATAAAAAAATATGTGAATACATTACGCTTGATATTGAAAATGAGAATGATAAGGATATTACAGATTGTTTGCAAGCATCTATCATTGATGCGAATAAATACATTAATCAAGAGGATGCATTGGCGTATATTACAAATCTTGTGGCTTACACACCTATTAATATGGATCGTGAGAAGGGAGCGCAAAAAAAGAGAGAATTTACAAACGATGTGCTGAACAATGATTTGTATCCCCATTGCCGAACAAAGACCCAAAAACTGTATATGCTGGGGTATATGGCTAAAAAATTGCTACAGACAAGTTTAAAAATGATACCACCTTGTGATCGTGACTCATATGAGAATAAACGCATTGAATTGACCGGGACACTTCTAAACAATTTATTCAGGAATTATTTCAATAAACTTGTAAAGGAGATGCAAAAGCAGGTGGTTCGCGAGATTAACAATGGATCGTGGCGTTCATCCGATGATTATGAAAATATTATCAATATGACGAATATTTATAAGATAATGAAATCTATGACTATTGAAAATGGTATCGCACGTGCATTATCTACAGGTGATTTTAGCATTAAACAAGCAAATTCAAGCAAAGTCGGTGTTGCTCAGGTATTAAATCGACTAACCTATGCGTCTAGTTTAAGTCACCTTAGACGTATCAATACACCTCTTGAGAAAAGCGGTGAACTAATTGCTCCTAGAAAATTGCATAATACAACGTGGGGCTTCTTATGCCCAGCGGAAACGCCTGAAGGGCAGTCGATTGGTATTGTTAAAAATATTAGCTATATGGGTCATATTACAATTCCGTCACCCAGTTCAACTATTCACGAGTATATTAGACCAAAAATAACAGAACTCGACGCAGTATCTGCTAAGGATCTATATGGTAAGGTGAAAATCATTGTTAATGGATGTTGGATAGGTGTAGTAAATGAACCAATTGAATTTTACAAGGATTTACGCGATAAAAAGTGTAAGGGTATTATTAATATTTACACGTCCATAATATTTGATTATAAAAAGTTAGAGATACGTATTTGTAATGACGGTGGCCGTCTAATGCGACCAGTGCTACGTGTAGAAAACAACAAAGTTATTATTACAAAAGACATTATCAATAAACTTTCAACGAATGAACTTTGTTGGAATGACTTATTGACTGAGTGTCGACTAGACAAATCAGTTATCGAGTATATTGATCCAGAAGAACAAAACTATTCAACTATTGCCATGAAAACAAAGGAAGGTGAATATGTTCAAAAAGGTCAAATTGCGAATTACACGCATTGTGAAATACATTCAAGTCTAATATTCGGTGTTGTAGCATCGTGTATTCCTTTTCCTGATCATAATCAAGCGCCTAGAAATACATATCAATGTGCTATGGGTAAGCAAGCTATGGGAATTTATGCTACTAATTACGACAAACGTATGGACAAAACCGCCTATGTTCTTACATATCCATCTCGTCCAATTGTAGACACCCGATTAATGAATATGATCAAGTTGAATAAAATTCCGTCGGGAACACAAATTCACGTGGCCATTATGTCTCATACTGGATATAATCAAGAGGATTCGGTGCTAATTAATAAAGGTGCGATTGATCGTGGTCTCTTTTCGGCGACAATTTATCATACCGAAAAGGATGAAGACAAGAATATTATTCGAGATGAGATTATTCGTTGTAAACCGAACCCAGCAAAGACCAAGGGTGTGAAATTTGGTAATTACGAAAAACTAAATTCCCAAGGATTTATTCCCGAAAATACACTTGTTGAAAATAGAGACGTTATCATTGCTAAAATTGTTCCGATCAAGGAAAATAGAAATGATCCAACCAAAACAATTAAATACGAAGACCAAAGTAAAAGTTTTAGAACAACCGAAGAGACGTATGTTGATAAAAATTACACAGGTAGGAATGGTGATGGATATAATTTCGCAAAGGTTCGTATCCGAACCCATAGAAAACCTGTCCTGGGCGATAAAGTGTCTTCGCGTCATGGACAAAAGGGAACGATTGGTAATATTATTCCTGAATGCGATATGCCGTTTACCAAAGATGGTATGCGTCCTGATATTATTATTAATCCTCACGCTATTCCGTCTCGTATGACGATTGGACAATTAAAAGAGACACTTTTGGGTAAGGTGTTGTTAGAGATTGGACTATTTGGGGATGGTACCAGTTTTGGTAATCTTGATATTAAAACAATTGCTGATGAACTACAAAAAATGGGTTATGAAAGTTATGGTAACGAAGTGTTATATGACGGATTAACCGGTGTACAAATGGAAACTGATATATTTATTGGCCCAGTCTTCTACCAACGTCTAAAACATATGGTAAATGATAAACAACATAGTCGTTCAATTGGACCTATGGTAAATCTTACACGTCAACCGGCAGAAGGCAGAAGCCGTGATGGCGGTTTTAGAATTGGTGAAATGGAAAGGGATGTTATGATATCTCACGGAATATCGCGATTTTGCAAAGAAAGGTTATTTGATGTATCCGATAAATATAGTGTTCATATTTGTAAACGTTGTGGAATGATAGCGGCATATAACGATGGAAATAAGCGCTCATTCAAACAAGATAATTTCACCACACATAATTGTAAAACGTGTAATAATACAACCGATTTCGCATTGGTAAATATCCCGTATGCATATAAGCTAATGCAACAAGAACTTCAGACGATTAATGTTATGCCTCGCTTAATCGTAGAATAATTTGTGTTTATAAATTCAAAATTTAGAATGAATTTATAAGAATATTTTTTTAAGACATGCTGTCTGTGTCGTTTAATTCGTCATCGTCATCTGAATTTACATCAAATAATTGTGTATTTAATATAGTATTGTCTACATGATCGTTAACGTTAATAATAATACTATTATCATCAACGTCATCATCATCAGAACTAATGTCTGTATTTAAATTATTATCCATATCGTTAAATATTGTATTATCATCATCATCATCCGAATCTACAATAGAAGGATCTCTTGGTTCTCGATGTATAGGAAGATCCATTAACATACCATAACCTCTTGCTAAAAATTGTGTATTATTTAATATTTCTTCGTCATCGCTTTCTTCGTCATCACTTTCTTCGTCACTATTATAATCATTTTTAAACAAGATATCACTAACTAATTCTCTGAAAGAGGGTAATGAGATATTACCTTCTTTAAATTCAATAACAAAGCTTTTAACGATTGTCCGAATATTTTTCCCTCTAGATTCCGAATATTTATGTTGAAACTTAGAAATAGTCCGACCAAATGAAGGGTTTACCCGTTTAAATTTACGTAATGATCGTGTTAATATGCTTTTGTATTCCAATATTTTTCGCGTAGAGCGTAGAGAATATCTAGAAATAATAAATAAAAATAAATATGGTTTAAATGCTGTAATCAATACATCTGTTGGGAAATCATCATGAAACTTAAATAATTTGTTAGTTTCGCGTTCAGCTAACATTTCATCAATATATTCACATAATTCATCATTATCCGCATTTTTCATAAAATTTTTAATACATTCTTCACGTATGAAAAAATCATTCTTCGATTTAAAATGTTTAATGTTAAAATTGGATCTATAAAACATTTCAAATAACAAAGGCATTTTAAAATAAGAATGACGAATAGAAAAATAGATTTTCAACAAAATTGGGTAAGAAAACGTATTATTTGTGTATGGATTTTTAGGTATATGAGCTTCTGAAAAAAATTGATACGAGAAAGTCAATGCGGAATTACATATATTAATCAAATCATTTACTGTAAAATAATACAATGCTTTATCTTGATAAATCTCAACCGACTTGTATGGTTGCAATATTATTTCATTTAAATTTAAATCTGTATCCACCTTTACCTTGGTGTATATATATTTACATTTACTTACAAACTTACTCAAAACATGGTATTGCTTTTGTGTATTGATATATTTATTCCATAATTCATCCCTTGTTCTTTGTGTAAAGAACATATTCGTGATAGTCTCGTTCCAAAATTCGATTTTTGATTTACGACTATTATCTAGTAAAGTAAAAAAATAATGCGTCATATAAAATTCGTTTGAAATTAGTCCATAATAATATTTATTTTGATAAACATCATTCCATCTATTTTTTGAGTTTATCATATACTCGGCATCGATACAATTTATATTCATTTTATTACATAATAATTTATACCATATATTATTATCCATTTTAGTTGTATAACAATATAAACTTATATTTATATTATTATTATATATATTTAAAGATGATCAATAATAACGGAGGATCATTACAATACAATCCAGACATAATAGATCCACCTATAAAAATAGGAAACAATGAAGAAAAAACCCAATCGTATGACGAATTATATGAAATAAACGACATCCGTTCAACCGCTGATTTTAAAGGTATAACGTTTTCCAATTTCAAAAAAACAGATGTTAAACAAAAATTAATTGAATGCATATCAAATCAAACAGTAGAACCGTCGTGTTATTGGTCGTGCGAATTAATATGTGCCGGACATTTTTCAGAATTGTGGGAGATAATTTTATATTATATTTCAAAATATATACATCTTGGTAATCCAAATATAGCCATTTATATAGAAATGAGATACAATATATTTAAAAATATTATGAACCAAGGTGCATTTATAAGTGAATTAGATGCACGAAATCATCAAAATATACGAAAGATATTCTCTGAGATAATGTGCGTTTTAAGTCTTTCAAATAAAAAGCCTGGATTTGAACAAATAAAAATAAAGTCTACTCAAGATTTCGATGCTACACAAATTGCTACAAAATTAAAGGCAGATGATATCACATACGTTGAGAACATTTTCAAAAAAAAAGATCCGCGAGAATTATTCATAGCACTTAATGAATTCTCATTTTCATTATCTGAAAAAGGATTAAATATGGCCAATGCATGTTATTGGTTAGAATGGTGCTTAGAATTCGAAACAATTTGTAAAAAGAAAAAAACAAAAATTTTTTGCGAACCACGTAATTATAAGGTAGATAATAAATTACGAACAAACATAATTTGGTTAATATGGGATATCATTTTTCATCATACAAATGAAAAAAATAATAAAATCATTACTAAAATAATGAATGCTGTACTAACGTTATTCACGATTAAATTTACAGAGGCTACTCCAAAAAAAAGAAGATATACACTCTATTATGCGATCGAATTATTAACGGAACCCATAAACACAAAAATACAATTACTACCTGATAAAAAAATTATTCACAACGTTACTCAACAAATAAACACTGTCTATAAACAAATAAAGCGAAATGAACAAACCCCTCGTACTGAATATTTATTCAATGGATTGGATAAGAAAAAGTCCATTGAAAAATCTATGAAACAGATTGAAATGTTAAATTCCATTGAAAACTTTACTTTATAAATTTAAATTTATATCCTAATCTATGATTAATATATCCAAAAAAGCGTTCATAGGCGTGTTCAATCATACCGTCCCTAATTGGCTCACTCTTGGTACGATGTTTTGTGGAGTGAAACAAATTACCGGAAAGATTTAATTTTGTTTTATTTTCTATATAATGTTGATGCAGTTTTTCACGATCGTGTGGTAAATTGTTAATAAATTTTTTATTCGCAAAATAGTACCAATTAAAATCAAATGTGTATATATTATTAAAAGAATTATATATGTTAGAAATATTATACTTAAAAAATACTTTTTGGAATAAGTCAAATCTGCACCAAAACATGGTACCAGTTGAATAAACCTGTTTTATAACATTCGTGGTTTCATTAAAATACCAATATAAGAATTGTTGTAAATAATTTCTATTTCGCAAAAAATCTGCTTGTGCATCTATACATCTACTTTTGTTTGATGATATCATACCTATTTTCGTTTCGTCTTGAAACGTTTCTATTATTTTGCGTATTTTATTTATATCACCTAATATGGGAGTTAATAGTTCATCTCGTAGATTATTATTTGTTTTTGTATGTATTTTAATGATATAGTCATATTGTTTATTATATGTTTTTATTATTTGTAAAATATGAAAAAAACTGCCTATATCAAATCCATAATTTTCCGATATTATATAATTTTCATCCGGATATAATTTTTTTATCTCACTAATATGTTCTGATCGTATTGTATTGATTATATTGAAATATATATCTAGATTGTATTCATCGTATTTTGCTTTAATTAAGTTGTCTATATAATTTTTCATTTTCATAAATATATGGTAGCTACCTATATGAACTATACAAACAACTGAAGGTAAATTTTTCTCAAAAATATTTATTGTTTTCTTTTGTAAAATATTATATTCCATATTGTAAATACTATTTTGCTTCCATAGTTCACTATAATGTAAATTATTTTGATATTCTTTTTGTTCCTCTCTATAAGATTTATATATATCAAATATCGGTGTATTATTGTAAATAATAGCATTCGATCCTTCATGGTGAAACAATTCTACATCTTTTATAAACTGCATTTCTTGGTCATATTGGATTTCAAAATATTGTTGTCCTAATAATCCTGGACCAGTAGGATATAGTGCATTCTTACCGTAATAAAATCGTTCTACATTATAAACTATCGCATTTATACATCCTTGTAATACTTTATTTTGTGGTTTTACTGCAATAATTGATGTATAAATACCATATGAACCTTCTTCCCATATATCATCGAGACATTTACCTTTATGATCAAATGAAAAATGTTCTTTATAGCATAATTCTTTTAAATTAAAATTATTAATTGGACTATACTTTATATCCAGATATATGCCTCCGTTTATTAGTAAAACACAGTACCTCCATAGATCCGATTTGTACGAAGAAGGCGAAAGACATTGGTATGCATATAATACATCATCTGGAAAGTTATTTTGAATAAATTCTTCACAGTCTTTCTCATCAAATAATTGAAAATTTATATCGGGGTTATTTTTACACATTGTTTCATAATTTACTTTCATTAATGGAGGTATATTTTTTGTATGCCATGTTGTATAACATAATAATGGTATGATTGGTTCAGTTGTAGTATTATTATTGATATAATCATCGTTAGAAATAATATTTCCTTCTAATAAATATTTACTTAACAATTTTTTATCAAATGTTATGTATTGTTTCGTCGTTTCCGTACGTGGTTCAATTCTAAACGTTCTCTTAATATTCGACGGCATAATTATATCGTTCACATTTTCAAACTCGTTTTGTTTGTCTTCTTCTTCTTCTTCACTGTCTTCTTCATCACTGTCTTCATTAAAATTAATATAGTGCTTCTTAACTTCAACTGGGCAACTTTGTTCGTTATTGGTACTATTTAATCTATTTTCAGAAGATGACTTTTTAAATTGAAGACAAAATGACCGTTCAATATCGTAATTTTGTGTTCGATTTGCTAATTTAATGGAGGTTTGTTCTTTTTTTCCAAATTTATTATTTAAATAATCATCAGTAACATTTACAACAGATGCTGATGAAATCATCGAAAAATTTATATTTGGTTTTTCTTTAATTATTGTATCTATAAATGATTTATTATAAAATATCTCATTATTATTCTGTTTTCTACGTTTTTTTAGATATAATAATTCGGATTTTAAATTTCTCGTATTTACTTCTAATTCTATATCTTCCTTTTTCCGCCTATTATTAGAAAACATATTTACTAATAACAGATATTTTAATTTTATAATTTAAACCTTTGGTAATTTAAAAATTTAGAAAAATGATCCAAAAGAACCACCTAATACACCATTTGCAGCCTGAGGTCCTCCGAAATCAAATGACTCCTCTTGTTGAGGGGCACTGGGTGTAGACTTGCTGGTTACCACTGGCGGCGGGGGCATACCCATTGTCTCACCTAAGTTATCAAAGTAATCAGATTGACTTGTAGTATGCATTGAACTTCTTTTCTTTACTGGTTCACTTTCACCTGGTCCATTCCACATTTCCAATGCACGATCAGCTAAGATATTTACTTTAATACCCAATTTTGTTTGGATACTTAAAACGATTACCAAAAATGCTAAAACAACATTGGTTAAAGCTAAGTTCTCGTATTTGAAACCACTATATGTTGGGAAATAACTGATTGTTCTATGAATTAATACCATTCCACAAAACATAATGATTGTTTGAAGGAAAATTTCGACTAAAAGTTCCAATGCGGATTTATCACTATC